TAGCGGTTGCGTTGGCAGTTGTAATTCCTTGTCTTCCTTCAATTCTAATGTTAATAGGAGGATCCTGAAAAGTTTGTCCTCCGCTACCTGTAGATGTAAGATTGACATAATCTAATAAACTGGTTGATATCGATACTCTGAATGAGTTATCTGTTAGTTTAATTATAAAGTATTCTTTCTCATTTGTCAATCCACCAATCGCACCTGCACCTTGTGTGTATTTTACAATCTCACCAGATTCAAAACCATGATTATCAATATGGATTGTATCTGTATATGTGTTGATTCCTGAAATTGTAGAAACCAATCTGTTATGGAATACACCATTATTCTCAACAAGAATTTTATCTACTTTTTTTCTAAAAATGAATGTTTTGAATTGATGTGTACCAGCACCACTACCAGATATAGGAATTACACCAGTCCCTAATAATGCGTCAGAATTATTATCTGCTAAATGTATTTCATGTTCATTGATGTAATTGACAAAATATGATGCATTATCAATTAGTTTACCAGGTGTAGTTCCAATACCAATAGCGTCTGTATTATTTGTGCTGTATATAATCTCTTCGCCAGGTTTCAATCCATGAGGAGTTTTGAATACAAATTTGTTTAGAGATGTATCAACAACACCACCAGTCGTGGTAGAATCAAATTCAACCACTTGTGGTGTAAATTTCATCTTAGGTCTCAATACAGCAGAAGTATTATTACCACCAAGAATGGTTACATTAGGATCTTCTTGATAATCAACACCTGGTGTGTCTACAAGGACATCTACGATACTTCCAGATACTTGTGATACAACTGATGCACCTACACCACTATGACCTGTCTGAGATACAGAGAGTCTTGGTCTGTTGATTATGTCATATCCAGATCCTGTATTGAGTACATCAACAGTTCTTAGAGAACCGTAATAAACCTTATCAGTAGATTTGTATGAGTAAATCTCAACACCATTAGCAAATAAACCTATACCACCCTGCTCTGTCTTTTCTTTTTCTGTGCTATACTCAGGCACAGGAAACTTACGTAAAATTCTTTGACCAGCTATAGATGTGTTATAAACCAACTGAGGGGTCAAGAAATGGGTTGTAATACCTGATAGATCAGATCCTACTACCGAAGTGATATACTGCCCTCTACGGACGTTTTCAGGGGTGTATGCAAGTGCTAATGTATTCTGATCAATCTTCTTGACATAGTATGGTTGATTCTCAAGGAGATTTGTAAGTTTTACGGAATCAGATGTGTAGTAAACTAATTCACCATCATTATAGTTGTGGTCATTTACAGTAAATTGACTTGTATCAGTTGTTATACCTGCTGTAGAGAAAGTTCTTATTCTTTTTTGTGGGTTTATCTGCCAGTGAGGTAAACTATTAGATGCGACATAAACTTCTTGTCCTTTTGAATATGAATTTTGTACGTCTACTGCTTCACCATTCTTTGTTTTGAGTTGTCTTCTAATAAAATATGAACCCTTGACATCAATATTTGGAGCGTTGACTCTTATAGTATCTGATAATGGTGTACCTGTGATACTACCTTGAATAATAACTCCTTGACCTGCAATGCTAAGATCAATTATATCAATAGTATCACCTGTATATAAAGCATGATCGCCTATCAATACAATACTATAATTATTTGGTGATATTTGAGTTATAGTATTGATTTCATATCTTGCAGCAGTATTTCCAATCCATGTAGTAAATCTTTTTTCTGTATTTTCAATACCTAAAGTACTTACATTAATCGAACTACCTGTTTGTTGAGTTTTCGCAGACCCATTGAATTTATTAATAACACCAAGTATTTTGAGTCTTACCTCTGAATTGATGTCACCATCTTCATAAGATATTGCCACCCCACCTTGTGTAACGGTTGAACCAATACTGATTGCAGAGGAGTATGTGCTAACCCCTACAAACTGTGTGTAGTTTTTTGAAGTATAGGGTAAAACTATTTCACCAATAGTCAAATTACCAGTGCTATCAAAACTAACTGTACTATCAACATCAATAATCGTTGTATTGATACCTACAGTCTTTGTTATAAAAGTTTTTGCTGTTTGTTGAAACTCACCAATCTGCGTTCCTTTTGATATTCCTATTTGGTAATAATCCTTTTCACCTACTAATGATCTCTCTACACGATAGATAGAACCACTGACACCGCCTTGAGTAAGAGTTTGACCCTCTATCTTTAGTGGATTACCGCTTACCACCTCACATAATACAAGATCTGCGACAATATAATCCGCATCAGATGGTCTCATCATGAATTTTGCGGGTTGAATCATCTCAACCGTTTCATTATACAACGCACCAAATAATATTTTGAACGCTTCTTCTGTACCTTTTGACTTATAGAAATCTGTTGATTGTCTTATAAAATTAGGTTGATTTAGTACACTATTGAGTCTTCTTTCAGAAAAACCAGGTAACACCTGCTTTTTCATCTTCTTCAAAAATTGAGAAAGAAAAACATTACTTAGATTATTGACACGAGTATCTGCTGCATGAGTTGTTATACCACTACTTGTAAATGTAAGACTCTCTGGTTGATTTGTTTTACTATTATTTTCTATCCCACTAAATCCTCTGACACATCCAAAGAATGCTGTGCTACCTATTCCCGTGTATGTGATTATCTCATTATCAATTTTTAGTAGACCATATGACTCTGGCCAACCCTTTGTAGAATCTACGTATATTGTTTGACTTACGAAACTAAGAGGTGAGGTAAGAGATGTGAATTCAGTCAGAGTTTCATTATTCAGAAAATCTAGACTTTTATACTCAATAATATTATCGGCAATATCAACCGTTCCTCCTTGATATTCTTGAGAAATATAGTATTGCTCTAAGAAGTTTTCAAAGTTTGGATTTTCTAATTGGATAGAAGAAGGAATTTGGCTCCTTACTACCTCATGAATTTTGACTTTAGTTATTGATGTGTTTATCATTAATACCCAGAACCAGAGCTGCTAGATGGTGTTGATGACGAAGTTGAGGTTGAGGTTGATGAATCAGATAGAATATTGGGTGTAGATGTGATGAGTTTACTTGAATCTGAATGACTCGCTCCTGTCATTTTCACCCCATTATTCATAGTATGGAAAGGTCCGAAATATGGTTGTCCATCTACGTAACCTACTAACTTTTTAGATCCTGTGGTGCTTGATATAATAGCACCTCTTACCTTTTGACCATTTGAGTAACTTGACTGTACATCAAATCTTGTACCTGATGTATTTGCACCCGAAGCAATAGAGTCTTGCCTCATATAAAAGTTACTCATACTAACATCAAACTGTAAATACAATTCTTTTCTTGCTAATACATCATTTGATTCAGGAGTTGCTTGAACCTCAACAATATTGTTAGGTTGTACAGTCGATGTTATATTCACAGTATCTATAATGATTTCTCCCTTCTTATAATCAATAGTACCAAAGGATTTAGAGAGAATTTTGATATCAGCATCTGATACAATTTGGAAAAGTACCAAGTTACCTTTATCGGTATCTGCTATCTTTTCATCACTGAAGTATACTGTGCCAACCGTTCCTGAAATCGAGAAACCTGTCGATTTGATATTATAAGAAGAATTAGGAGCATAAAACGTATTATCGTAACATAGTTCGTACTGTGCGAATTGATTGATCTTTGCATTGAGGTTTCTTCTTATTCTGACTGTTGTGATGTTAGATGTTATGGATGTATTTACGCTGTCAATTAAGGACAATATTTTACTATATTTGAATCTACCACCAAACTTGTTCAATTCTGTCCCCCCTGCGAATGATGTAATTGCAGATACAACTTGAGTTCTTAGATTATCAGGATCACCTACAAAGTTAGCGTTATAATAGATGGTGCTATCAATCTCAACATACATGAACTTCAGATCCACAAATTCAGGAACAATCCCTGCCACAGAATAACTTTTCAAAGATGACAATATTTCTTTCTTAGTAAAGTCAGATAAGAAATTACCATTTCTAGGTTTTGCTGCAATGAACACTCTTCCATACTGAGGGGGTTCTAAGTCTTCTCCACCATAGGCACTGACTGATTCGATATTAGAATATACAGTTGGAAGTATTGCTTCATAGTCAGACGCTGTAACTGCTCTGTGTTGCGACGCATATCGCCTTGGAGCATAGTATTTGACACTCTGTAGGGATTCTATCTCATCGCCATTATCAGATGGTTGATTGACCGTTAGTATGGGTGTATAGTTCTGTAGAAGTGCACCATTTTGATCTAGAAGTCTACCAGAGAATGAAAAGTCCCTAACACCATTACCTGCAGAACCATTAGTGCGGATATAGGATATCTCGACCACGTTTCCACTATCCAATTTTTTTCCAAAGATATTGTCACCAAATAATAGTTCATACCTTTCATCTGTTGTCTCTTGTAGTAAATAAATGTTCGATGTCGATGTAATACCTAAGATATTGTCAACTAACTTGAATTCTGTTTCTGATGTGGATGCAGCATTATCTCTTACTTTGACTCTAATTGTTGATGTGTCTATACCCTCATTAGGAAGAATATATCTTTGATTTTTTTGAGCACTATCAACAATAAAATTAGTTTCTAGATATTGACCTTGATATATCTCTAGAGTTCCAACTGATTCTCCGTTCTCTGCGGTACCTGAAACTCGCTCTGGTAAGGAGAAGATATAACTTGTGTTAGATACTCTACCATTAGATAAAATACCAGGTACAAAGTTTATTTGTGTTACTGTACTATCTAAGTCTGAAATATTATAATCTACCTTTGCTTTTGCTGCTCTTCTAGATCTAGGAACATATCCAATATTTCTTGCCAACGAGACTACATTTTCTCTCAAAGTAGCACTGTCAATGAATGTCTCATTCACTGCCATATTTGTATTGAACGCTGTAATATAAGTGTTATATGCTAACAGATTAATCAATACTGATAAGTTAGAACCTTCAAAATCAAAATCAGTAAAGTTACTGTTTGATCTAAGGTAATCCTTAATTGAAATTTTTATATCCTCAAAATTGAGGTTTGTGTATTGTTGCAGTGCCATTATAACCTAGTTGGTTCTAAGATAAAGTTTAGCGATTGTGTAGGAGTAGTTAGACCCACAATGTCATAATTTATATTGATATCAATAGCATTTTCATCAGGAAAAGAATTTAATACTACTCTTCTAAGCAAGACTCTTGGTTCATAGTTTGTTATCACAGTCTCGATTTCATTTTTTATTGGGTCAATAAAATCATCATTTGCTAATTCAAAAAGTGCTTGTTCTACTCTTGTTCCAATCAATTCATTGAAGAATACTTCTCCTACGTGTATTCTAACCAAATTTTGAACTGCCCTCTTGATAGCATCCTCATTTTTGAGAGGAAGCACATCATTGGTTATTGGATGACGCTTGAATGAAAGCGAAATATCTTTGAAACCTTTAGATGTTCTTTGAACTGGCACTATTTTACTACGATCTCGTGTATTTATCTATTTAGAGGCAATAAAAAAGGGAGTCTTTCGACTCCCTTGTGAAAAAAAGACTAATAAACTCTCCGTCGCCAGGTTTCTGTCGGATTTTACTCGTCTTCTGTATCATCGCCCAAATACTCAACTCGTACATCATCAGGATGGGGTGTGCCCACCGAATAAAAGTCATCTGCAAAATTTTGCGTGATGTCCATCATTTCTTCTTCATGGATTGAAGCGTGAACCTTTTTATCCCCAACGTATATATCGTACTTTGCTGCCATTTTTAGATTTGTACATTATTTGTAACCATTTATAAAATTCTAGTTTTCTCGTGACCGACTCTACACTTAGGATCTACCCATATTTCATAACCTGCTTTGATTGCATCTAAACAGAAAGAAACGTCTTCACCACACATGTCTTGGACTTCTCCTGACTCGAATACTTGCATCTGAGGAGCGAACCAAG